GGTGGGTGGGCCTCTCCTACCCACCTTTTAACCCGTTCGGATTCCTTCCAGGACATTTGTATGAGCTTGCAAATGCGATCAATGCGTCTACTCATAATCTCACTTGCGTCCCTTTGCGTAGTGCAGAATTCCAATGCGTAAAGCTCATCAAGGCTTACGTTGTCGCACTCCACGAAAATTGGAAGGCCTGTTTTGGGATTTATGTGGTACTTTTCGGATGAGTACATCACGGCACTAAGAACCTCTGTCGGGAGCTATCAAACTTAAGAGTGATTCGTTCCTTTCTTATCGGCCCATTTCGCCTCTTGGTTATGAAGAGGTCATACCGATCCTGATCTTCCGACTCATCGCCTCCCCTGCCGTAGTACCAGGCGAACATGATTAGGTCAGCGTCCTGTTCCAGTTGACCAGATTCCCTGAGATCACTTCCCTGAAAGGCAATGGTATCCCTACGCTCAACCTCTCTGCTGACCTGACACAACGCAAGGATAGCCACATCGTTATCTCTGGCAGATCCCTTGATGCGTTGTGAGATCTCGGTGACCGTTTCATACCGGCCATTCGTCGTGGAACTTCTAAGAAGTTGCAGGTAGTCTACTGCAACAACCTGCACGTTCTTCTTCTTAACGTAGTTAGCTATATGGCTTTCGACATCCTCAATGGTGCCAACGGGCTTGTAGAACAATGTCCCCTTACCTTCCCAATGATTCCTGATGGTTGAAAGCATCTCCTCCTTGGAACCTTTCCACATATCCTCGTCTGGGAAGGTATGCATGATAAGCCTACGTCCTATTTCATACGCACTCATCTCTGCGTTGAGCATTAGACAGTTTGTCCCACTTTCGGCCTGGCTTATTAACCATTGCAGGGCCAGGGCACTTTTACCGTGCCCTGGCCTAGCTGCAATGATTCCTACTTCACCCGGCGCAATCCCATCAATGGAACAATCGAGAGGATAGATGCCTGAGGAGAAATAGTGGTCGTTTCCGTATCTATCAAGGAATGTAGCCGCACAGTCTACGATTGTGTCTCCACTATCTTCTAACGTATGCAACCTCGTCCGGACAGATTCGTAGGCACGCTCTATCACAAGCTTTAGCCATTGCTCATTCTCTCCTTTCTCGTAATCATTCTCTTCGCACCAATGCTGAAGAGCCTTGATAATGTCCTCTGTAGGGACACGCTGATAGACGAGTTCCTGAGCAAGATAAAAAACAACCGCACTGCGTGACTGGTCAGCACTCTCCGAGAGTCCTGACATATCGCCTCGCCAACGGCGTGATAGCAGACTGTTAGGGGTATCCAGTATTTCCTGAACCTGTAGGGGCAATTCTGTTTCCGGCGAGGTATCAGGCAGGATGGACACACCCACCGCAATGCAAAGATCTTCTAACTCTGCCCTAGTCGTGTAACGAGGGTAGGGGAAGTCGATACGACCATCCATCTCAGGGTCAATGAAATGGCTCTTGTTCCAGTACGGCAAACGTACCAGATTCCCAAAGCCACCCTCCCTAAGGTGATCCTGTCGAGGATACACCTCTGGGAAGTGGAGCTTTAGCTGTTTCCCAACGGCAGTCCAAAACTTACGGACTATCCATGCTGGCACTGGGCTTTCAAAGAAAAGCCAAATGTGAGCACCACTCCCTGAGGAAGAGACTTCATATACTGGTTCTAAGTCTCGTTCTTGCAAAAAGTGATATACACGTTTGGCTTTTAGATCCCAGTCAGGGTCTGGTTGGTCATCGTGGTTATCAAAGTCAAGGCAAGTGCAATAAACTGTGTCGTCGGGAAGCATTAGGTAGAAGCCATAACAGGCCTTACCGTCAAGGTGTTGGTCCTGGAACATCTGTTCCGTGATCGTTTTCTCTACACGTCGGAATGTAGATCCAGGCACCTGGACACCACAATGCTCTTTTCGACCTCTGAAGTAATCGGTAACGATACTTGTGTCAATCATGGTATCAGCAGACATAGAGTCATCCTGTAAAATAAGAAAAGGGAGAGGGAGGAAGACCGGCAGGCAAGTAACCGAGTCGACCTCCCTCTCCACAGGGAGAATCCAAACTAGAAGGGGGTAGATGAATCATCAGCATCAGTTACTGACGCTTTTGGTGCATCTGCAACCTTCGTGGTAAACGCATCACCAAAGCGTGCATCAACACGCAACGTAGCTTCCTCACTTGGTTTTGCAACCGGAGAAGCAGGGCTACGTGGTGTAGAAACCCTCCAGCGTTCCCCACCATCATCATCGACACTGCAAAAGAATTCTGCGACAGTGCCAATGAGGCTGATGGAATTCGGGCTCTCAAGATCAATCTGACTGGGCTTCCCATGGAAGCCTAGCTGGCCCATGTCACGAGCCACCCAATCGACTGTTTTATCAGTCAGGGTGAGCCATATGGTACGAAACGTCTCGTCATCGAAAGCAGTCTCAGTACCATCCTGATTAAGCTTCGCAAGAACCTTGGTTCTGATACGGAACTGTGGGTTCCCAGCTTTGGATTCTGTGAGTGACTGGTCGTTTATCTCACAGCGATATAAACCTTTAGTGAATTGGGTAGGCATTATTTACCTTCCTTTCCCTTTTTAAACAGATTAACAAAGTTGTTCCAACCTTCCTGTGCGCTGTCCCCAAGTGAGAACATAGAAGGTAAGCCATAACGATTTTTGGCATCGAAGGCAGCTTTTCGTTCCGTGTAACAGACACGAGACTGACCACCGAGGCCTTTTACTTTTCCACGACTATCCTCCTTGGTTTCAGTAAGGAAGGAGAAGTGTAGAACAGCATCACACCACTTCTTAACGAGGTGATATTGATCCTTATACATATCCGGAATGATCCGATGGTAATCGGCTCCTTCAGGATTGTCATAGTTCGTAACCTGCTGATGGCACAGCAGGATGATAGACATATTACGTTTTTTACGTAATTCGTCAAGTTTGTCAAAGAATGCGGACCAGTAGGTGGTCGCATGTCGATGACCTTGGTACCAAGACATGAACGAGTCTTTACCACCCGTCCAGATGCCGCCATAGTCCTTCTTGCATACATGCTCGTAGAGCATATGTTCAAAGCCATTGATAGCGTCAAACACAAGCGTACCGTAGTCATGTCTTTCATTTAGAAGCCAATCAACAAACTGCTCAGTCTCTTCCCACTTTTCCAACGAGATGGATGGTGTGGGCGAGATCTGACCTGAGTTGATCAGTGTTTCCAAGCCTGTCTCACCACGAGACATGGCAAAGATAGGGTTGCGAGAGTACGCAGCCCAAGAGGTTTTACCAAGACCACCGTCACCGTACACCAGGAATCGACCTGGTGTACGTTCTGGGGTGGAGGTAATTCTGTCCATGAAATTCTGGACATCCGAAAGTGTTGCAGTATTCATACTGCCTCCTTTACTTCTATGCCCCACCAAGCTTCCATAGCGAGGTGAAAGGCAGAACCAACACGTAAGGCTTGAGATCTCTCTCTCCTGCGTTCTATACCGTACTCGTATCTCCAGTAGTGCTTTCTTGGGCAAGACTGGAAACAGCGTATACGAGAACATGAGAGGTTTTCAGAGCCAGAGAGGGAAGAGCCTTCTCTTTTAACCCAAGCATCAGAATCAGGGCTATCAACACCTCTGCACAGTGATAGGTATTCACAAGAACTGCCATACTGTTGGCAGGAGGAACCATTCATGTGCCAGACGTTTCGCTCCCTGCATCTTTCGATATCCTCAACCATATCGTTGAGGAATTCGTAAGTATCAATTATGTCATTTCGACTTCTCCTTATCTGTCCATAGCGGACGAAGTACTTTTCTTTATCAGCGATGAACATGTGCATAAGTCGATGTTCATACAGTTCAAATGTTTCAAAGTCAGGTATGTTCTCTGAATCAACTGGAACACTGTGACCGTAGTACGTACCGCACTCTTCGATCTCGCTACGTGTCCCCAATCGCCCCTCAGAGCCTCTAGGAATGGCTTTGGGCTTCGTGGTGGGCTTTCTCACTACGTCATAGACGGTCTGTGATATGGGATCACCAAGCAACTCCTGAGCCATGTGGTAGGCACTGATTTGCAAGTTAAAAGAGAGAGTTGTGAAGTATGGGGAGGATAGATTAGACACATCCAGAGATGTGGTCTTATGTTCCACCATGACGTTATTGCCGGAGCCATCCCTGCAAAGGGTATCAATTGCACCAACAAACTTCCAAGGGCTTCTGTGTAGTTCAACAGCTACCTGCTGCTCAACTGCGGTTGCCTTTAGATCTATATGACCGTAATGGTGGTCGTAAGCCTTAAGAAGGGCTCTCGTCCTCGCCATGTCTATCTGATCTAGGTCGGAACTCTCCAGAGCCTCTAGGGCTTTCTTCAGACGATTCATCATGCTCCCTTACCTCAACAAACTCATTCAACTCCACTACGTTTTTGAAAACCCCCAGCAAGCTACCCTCGTGGTATAGCCTCCAGTGATAATCCTTGTCGTAGTAGACTGCGTTATACTTCGCTACCATTGGTTGACTTATCAACAAATTCCATAACAGCATCTCGTGTAGTGAACCATTCACCACCAATCTTTGCTGCTTCTAATCCTTTAGTCGTAATCCAACTGCGCACAGTGCGTGGCGATCTGTTTAGAAGATCCGCTACCTGCTTGATGCTCAGTTTGGGTTGCGTACTATCGAATATGTCAATTTTCGACATTATAGGCACTCCTATTCTGTTTAGACCGTGATTGCCGATGATGCATTTTACAGCCGGGTGCAGAATTGTCAAGCATATTAAAACCCCGGCGCAGTGAAAGGAGCTAAGTCTGCGCCGGGGAACTACCTTTAGGTAGCGAAGTATACGGTTTTCAGATACGCTCGCTGGCCACCAAGCCAGTGCGAGCGTTTTAACCTTGCTTTTCATTTCCTTCTAAGCGCAAAAGAATCTCAGAAGGATATAAAGGGGAGCTTGAGTTTTAAACCAAAAGGCATTCCGAAGGGCAGTGGTTGCTACGCTCACTTGCCGCAAGACCCATCTTGCAAGTTCTTTAGATTCAATTATTTCGCTTCTGGGAATGCTATGGCAGCACGAGTATTTTATTCAATAGGGAGACGCTGGTCAACTAACCGCTTTATGGACTCTACTGTCTTTTCAATTTCGCTACGTTCCGTTGCGTCTTTACGCTCCCTCTTTTTACGCTCCCTCTCGGAGTGTTTACGCTCCATCTCACTGTACCAATTGTCAATATCCAAAGGGATTATGCTCCTCCCAGATCGCCTATGCTTGTAGATTATGTCGGCCACTGCGTTATAGGTGAACGGCTTTTGGTTACGTTTTCGCACCCGAACACGTTCCAGGCGATTGGCTATAGAACCAAATGATGCGCCTCGATCACGCATCTGAACCATGTACGAGAGCCTCTCTTGCTCCACAGGAAAGGCCAGCAGCCTCTTACGTGCTGCCGGCCAATCACCGTACCTATAACCGTAAGGTGTACGTCTATTATTTTTCTTCATTCGGCACCTTCACTACGAAGAACTCCAGAAACTGTGCTAGTTGATTACGAGTGCGGTACACAGTGTTCGCAAGATCCTCGTTGCTGTACTCGTCCTCAGGATAGATCTCATCGACCTTGTAATGACGTTCGTATAGGTCGAGTGCATCACACAATGTGTAGTATGCCTCTGAGTCGAGTGTGATTCTCTTATTCATCTTGCTTTTCCTTTACTTCAATGCCAAGTTCCTCGTAAGTTTTATTAGTAGTTGCTATGCAGTCATCTAAACTCCAGGCCTCAGCAACAATACCTTTGCCATCTAATTTAAATTCCACAGTAGCACCAGACTCAGGGCTTATCATATGTGGCTCTAGGTGTAGGTATAAATTTTTAACCTTCATCTTCAGCTTCTTTCCTATCGTCTCTGATTGCTTCTTCAATTGCGAAACGGATCGTTTCGTGGGTTCCACTCCAGTCAATGTCGTCCCCAATTTCGGCGACGTTCTCCCACTCCTCTTTACTGACTCGTGGTTCAAACCAGTCGTAATCGTCGTCGAAGAAACCGTCCATCTCCCACCATGCGATGATGATGTGAGCTTCTTGATCCAGTTTGGTTAAATACTCTATCGCTTCCTTAACTTGCATCTTGCACCTCATATGAATAAAGATAGAAACCACCTAATTCGATGGCTTCTACAATGTTAGTGTTTGCTCTGAGAGATTCATCATCCGTGTAGTACGCATATTCGCCGCAGATGTCGTGGAAGATCTCCCAGTGACAAACTACACCATCTGGATCAATCAACCCTTCATGGCTGAATACGTCATCCTCTTCATCGGCATCGGTCTGGTAACCATCTTCGTGGTAGATAACACCAACGGATGACCTTGCCAGACCTCCGGCAAGGCTGATAAAGAAGTCGACCATTGTACAGTCGGTCGACGCTAAATCACGCAGTTGTTCCAGATTTTCAATTAACCTGTCTTCCATGTTACGCTCCCTTTCTTTCGCTGCGTCGAAGGCCACGGGCATCCTCCTCGGCAGCTTTTTTAGTGTCATAAGACCCGTAGTAAAATGTTTCGCTCCCTTGGCATGTTGAGACGATTTCCCATTTGCCAAGCTCCATGTCGCTGTACCAGTCGTCATCTGCCACGGAGGCAATAATAGCCTCCGTGGCTCGGACAACCTCGTATTTACGCTTCATTACAGTCTCCACAAACTTGACCATAGTGTGAGTTGTACTCCAGACCTCCAGTCGATGCCCCGCATTCTATGCATGGCTCGTACCAC